GTTTGTTATAGACTCGTTGGGTATGTTACTTACTCCTACTGATGTTAATCAGTTCGAAGCTGGCGAGATGAAAGGCGATATGGGTCGCAAACCCAAAGCACTTACCTCGTTAGTGCGTAATTGTGTTAATATGTTTGGAAGCTATAATGTAGGAATGGTGTGTACCAATCATACTTATGCGAGCCAAGATCCTTATGATCCAGATGACAAAATTTCAGGGGGGCAAGGATTCATTTATGCATCATCTATCGTGGTTGCGATGAAAAAAATGAAATTAAAAGAAGATGAAGATGGTAATAAAACAACTACTGTGAACGGTATTCGTGCCGGCTGCAAAATTATGAAAACTCGATATGCCAAACCATTCGAGGCTATTCAAATTCATATTCCATACGAAACTGGTATGTCTCCAATGTCTGGGTTATTTGATTTACTTGAGTCTAAAAAATTGATTCAAAAGGAAGGAAATCGATATACCTATGTTGATTTAAATGGTGAAGTCCATAAATATTTTCGCAAGGAATGGAATCGTAACGAGGGCGGAATTTTTGATCTAGTTATGAAGGAATTTTTTGATAAAGAAAAACTTGCTAGTAAGACGATTGAAATAATTGGCACAACTGATGTTACAGAATAATATTTACGGATTCATTTATAAAACTACGTTACCTGATGGTAGGTATTACATTGGGCAACATAAAATTATAAGTCAAAATACCTTAGATCCAACATATTTTGGGTCTGGGCGTATAATACGTGATTATATAAAATCAAAAGGTAAACTGGGCCTAAAACGAGAAATTCTAGATTATGGGTATAGTTTTGACGAAATGAATTCTCTTGAATCAAAGCATGTTACTGAGGATGTTCTAACTGATGTATTGAATATAAATCTTGACAGGGGCGGTCGAAGTAAATATTCTAGATGGCCAGAAGTAAATGCTCGCATTGGATTTTCCATATCTAAACTTAGAAAAGAACACCCAGAAAAATGGCATTCATTGAGAGGCAGTGAAAACAATAAAGCAGCAAATTGGAAATTAATTTCGCCAATTGGTGAAGAGTTTATAATTTGTGGATCACTTAATTCTTTTTGCAAAGAACATAATATTTCTGCTAATACAATTAAAGTAGCTGTTCGACAAGGATGGATTCCAAAACGTGGAGTATGTGCTGGTTGGCAAGCATTTAATTTAGATACTGGAAAAGGTACAGTTAGACATACCTTAAATCACGGGGAATTCCATTCAGGTAAAAACAATCCGTGGTATAAGAATAAATAATTCAGGAACAAGGATAGTATTATGACGATTGAAATAGATGTTTTATGCGAAATGTATTCCAGCTTGAAACAGTATATCCCCTCAAAGGATAGGCAGGAAGCGGCTGATAATGTCATGAGTGTTCTAGTAGATCTGATCTCTGATGAAGAGCTTAAACTATTAGGCGCAACTGATTCAAAGATGGCTAAAGCATTGAAAACTTATGCTATTGATGAAGATCTTGACGACGATTACAACGCTGAAGACGACGAGTAAACAACGAGTGAGGTCATATCAATGACTTGGTATACAAAGGTAACAGCAGACATATCGCGTCTGCCAGAATTTATCGCATTTTATGAAGCAGAGCTACAGCAAGCTAAGTATGATGTGACAATTCATGGAAATGTTGAGAAAAACATTTCAGCACTACCAGGTATCACTGAAGTAAGATTCAACCAGCTTCAAGAAATTGAAGCTGTGTTGCGATATTTAGAGCTACAGCTTAGAAAACTTAGGAGAACATTCTTTCAAAAGTATTTGGAAGGGTATAACAGAGTGCTGACTAGCCGTGATGCTGAAAAATATGTAGACGGTGAGCCTGATGTGATTGATTTTGAGTGTATCATCAATGAAGTTGCCTTGATGCGAAATAAGTGGCTTGGAGTTTTAAAAGGAATAGAATCAAAGAATTTTATGCTAGGTCACGTATGCCGCCTTAGAACGGCTGGAATGGAAGATGTCACACTGTAAGATAAATACATTATGAACCCATCATTTTTTAGAAATTACTTAAATAAATTTGACAAATTAGGCGATACAGTGCTGACAGAAGCAAGTCGCGGCTTACTTTATCGTGACAAAGGTGATACCTTTATTCAAGGGCCCGCAACCTCACCAACTGCTACGCTAACATTCGACAAAGTAGACTATTTTCCCGGACAACCCGGAGAGTTTGCTGATTACAATGATATGACAACACAGGCTCAGCAGATCATTTTAAATTATCCGGGGCTAGTGTATGTCAATTCACCGACCAACGCATCAAAAGCGTTTGCTATATTAACTTTTGATGGCCCGCAGCCAGGGCAACGCTCGTATTTTTGCCGTTTCTTTCAACGTATTACAAATAATATGGCAGGACAATGGAAAAACAGTGATCTGCCTGGTGGATGGCAGCTTACAAAAAAATCTAGTATGAAAGCAAGCTATGGGTTGAAACCAGCAGATTTGTTTCAGAAAAATGCAATGTTTAACAGCCCGCTTGAAGTGCTGTCTGCATTAAATGGTAATCCAAAAGTTGAAGCATTGATACCAGGTTTACAAATGTTGCTGGGTGGTAAATTACCTATATTTGATGGTCAAGCGCCAATGCTTGGTGCTATCCAAGATGATTTGGGCGAGACAATGGCGCCTATAGCGTTAATTATGGGTATGATTAATGACAAAGGGGCGCAAGCAGCCAAAGCAGACTTACTTGGTGGTAATGATTGGAGATCTGGAAAAATTAATTTTCCAGATGCAAAAAATAATGGACTGGTTGATAGTTTTATATATGTAGACGGTGTAGAAGTAGGTATTAGCAGTAAAGGTAACAAAGGGGCAACTGCGAGTATTAAAAATGTGTCCGATGGCATTGCCATTGCTAAATCTGATAATTCGCCAGCACACCATAAAAGTTTGCAAAAATTTGCAGATCAAGTTAAGTTAGTTGAGGAAATTGGCAACAAGTCAGCACTTGATTTCCCATTGGATTATGCAGTTCAATTTGACATCATTACGTCGGCAATGCGAGATCAAATTGTTGAATTAATTAAAACTGGAGCTAAATCCTTAAACAACTTGAACATATCTCAAGATGAAAAAGATGCATTAGAGAGATTTTCATTGCGGATCAATGCAATGACAACAAAGCAAAACTATAATATGGGGTATCACATACTGTCAGTGGTAGCAAAAGATGTTGCTGCCCATATCAATCGAGATCCTCTTTTTGGAAAAGCATGCTTGCACTTTGTAAACATTAACCCAATCATTCAAATTTATTTGACGGCAGTAGTAGCTAAGAATGATGTAAAAGTAACTAACTTGAAATCAACCTACCCACCGAATTTTGAAGGTACTATTATGGTTGAATCAACTAAAAACTATTCATCCACTGGTGTAGGTGGGAGGTTTACCTTTGCGTATTCACCAGATAAAAATGCAGCAATGATAGCAGCCGCAGAAGAAAAAGAAACTGCTAGAACAATTAATGCAGCAGAAAAAATAGCGACTGCTAAAATTGACAAAGTGCTAACTGGGCATACTGATGTTAAACTATCACAATCTTCCCCGCATGACAGAAAAGACGATACCCCAAGAGCGAGAAGAAAATAATGTCGTTTGTAGACACTTTTAAGGACAGATACGATAGCCATGATCACTCATTGCGAGTGTTAGAGATTTTGTCAGGATATGACAGCTTCATGGACAGCTTGCAGGTGGTGGCAGACATGGGCTCTGGACATGGGCTTGATGTAAACTGGTGGGCAACTGCTGAAACACGCGACGAATACCCGCAACCTTACAACTTCACCTGCTATGCGGTGGATAAGGACCACAGTGGAAACGACTACGAGTTACCTAACCTACACAAGATAACGGGCAACTTTGAAGAGAGGCTGTTGCCCAGAAAAGTTGACTTGATGTGGTGTCACGATGCGTTTCAATACAGCATCAACCCGCTAGCCACCCTGAAGTTATGGAACGAGCAGATGTCAGTAAATGGTATGCTGGTCCTCATAGTGCCACAGACATTCAACTATCGCTTCAATCGTCTTGTCAATAGAGTACACGATGGATGCTTTTTCACTTATAATATATGTAACCTGATTTACATGTTGGCCGTAAATGGATTTGACTGTAAAGATTCGTATATGTATAAAGAGCCCAACGATCCTTGGATACACTTAGCGGTATATAAAACAGATACTCCACCAATGGACCCAGCAACCACACGCTGGTATGATCTAGTGGAAAAAGGTATGCTTCATGACTCGCTTGCAGCGTCAGTAAATAAGTTTGGCTACTTACGGCAGGAAGATATTATTTTGCCGTGGTTGGACAAGCAGTTTTATTTCGCGAAAGATTAGCGTTCAAAATACTTGAAAACATCTGTGAAACTATTGTAATATAGAGCATGAAAAAAATTATTGTAACCTCGGGCGGATTTGATCCAATACATTCTGGCCACGTTAAACTTATGAACTCTGCTAAGGCATATGGGGATTATTTAATCGTTGGTGTCAACAGTGATTCATGGTTAGGGCGTAAAAAAGGCAGGGCATTCATGCCGTTTAACGAGAGAGCGGCAGTAGTTGCTAATCTGAAGGCAGTAGACGAGGTCATGTCGTTTAACGACGCCGATGGCAGTGCATGCGATTTACTTGAAAAAGTTAAACAACTGTATCCGGACTATTACGTTACCTTTGCTAACGGAGGAGATAGAACATCCGTTAATATTCCTGAAATGAAAGTGCTTGGGGTTGATTTTATATTTGGAGTTGGTGGTGAGGATAAAGCAAACTCAAGTAGCTGGATTCTTGAAGAATGGAAATCCCCAAAAACGATTAGGTCGTGGGGGTGGTATCGCGTACTTGATGACCACTCTGGGTATAAAGTTAAAGAGCTAGTGATTGAACCTGGTAAAAAACTGTCGATGCAGCGCCATCATTATCGATCAGAGCATTGGCATGTTTTATCGGGTGAGTGCTGTGTAAATACCGAGTGGCATGGCTCTACATCAAAAATTCCAATGATGCCTCACTCTAGCTATGAAATAGGAGTTGGGATATGGCATCAAGGTGAAAACAATAGTGATAAAAATTGTCATATCCTTGAGGTGCAGTACGGCTCACAGTGCATAGAGGAAGATATTGATCGCAAACCGCAATGACTTCACTTGTCAGACCGACTTTTTTGCTCGGAAGGATCAATAAAAATAAAGAAGTGCTTGCCTTCAAGGGTGAACTAAATACTTAACATGAACACTAACTCGTCCTCGTCATTTAAACTCTCAACTATACGCGCCACATGGCGTCTGGCTGGGTCACCTATTCCTCAGTCATTAATGGTCCATTCCTTTACTAGAGATGACACTACTAAATCAAATAAAGACGTTTGAAGTATACACTATATGGTCTTGATCAAACTAAGTATTGCTACCCAATATAGCATGATGATTGCAAGTTCTTTCCTGAACAGAGATTGGTGAGTTAAGGGCAAACTATTACATAAAAGCTAAATTAAAATGAAGACACAATTTTATCCGTTTGATGTGAAATATAAAACCACAGTTGACACCCCTATCATGGAATTCAAGGATGAATGTATGCTTGCAGCAAAAAAGGCTAGTGAACGAAATACCAATAATTTGCCATTAGTAGTACTAATGAGTGGGGGAATTGATAGTGAGTTAGTGGCAACGTCATTGTTACTTGCTGGAATCCCGTTCAAAGCAGTTATAGGGCAATATATAACTGACACCGTGTGTAACAAAACTTATTTTAACCATTATGACATTGCTCTAGCAGAGAATTGGTGTATTAAAAATAAAATTGAAATAATATATTGTGAAATTGATGTTTATCAACAAAGCAAATTACTTTGTGAGTATGCGATTTCATCGCAATGTTCGTCCCCGCAATATGCTTGCTATATGCACATGATGAAATGGTGTACTGAACACGGATTGTATTTTCTGACAGGTATGAGTGAGATAGATATTGTATTACGAGACAATATTTACTATACTGTAGACGAGCAACGTGAACATGGAATAAACAATTTTTGTGTGTTGCAGTCTTTGACTGGACAATGGAATTTTTGGAAATATGATTGCCGACTCACTACTGCATTCTTACGGTTACCAACAGTAAAAGCATTGATGACTGCAAAAGTTCCATGTTTACTAAATTTCAAGCATGATTGTTTTTCGGATGCGTTCTTATTTGAACCACGTAAGAAGTATACTGGATTTGAACATCTGCAAGAGTGGGATGGAGCATTGCGTGTGCCACTCAGGGAGGCAATGGGGGAATATGATGAAAAAATCTATACTCCTGTTTCAATATTTGAAGGAAAATTACAATGATTCATTTATGGAGTACCCCAAGAACAGGTAGCACCTGGTATGCTCATTACCTCTGGGCGATGAACCCAGGGTCAATTCTTATCAACGAAATATTTAATACTATGACTGGTACTTGGTACTTCAAATTTGATAGTCGCGGCAACAAGTTATTCAATCTCACTTATGAGCCAGGGTGTTTTTACTATGATTTGGTCTCTAAAAATGGTAATTTATCTATTATTGAGGTTTATAAAGAGCGTTCCGAAGTTACACACGAAGACATTCATAAGTATTTAGATATGATTCATTCGAGAAATAAAACTGTTAAGATTATAGTTCATAATCATGTCACCCCAATGCATGACTATGTACGAGATTTTTTGACAAAAGAAGCGACTGAAAATATTTACTTATACCGGAGAGATAAGAGATTACAACTAGCTAGTTTGGCAATTGCAACGGCAACAAAGAGATTTAATTCATACACTGCACTAGAGTATGCCCAAGAGCCAGTAAATGACATTGACACACAATTGCTTAAAAATTTAATAAGGCGTATAAAAGTTTGGGACAGTATTCCTAAAGAGTCTATTTTGGCATTTGAAGATATTGAATTTGTAAATATACCTGGATTTAAGATGCCATGTCAAATGAACAACAATCATTATGCTAGAATAAGTCCTAATATGAAATTAATAATTGACGACTTGGTAAATGAATATGAACAAGGTAAAACTGTATAATGGTACATAACAACTTTTGGTCGTGTTATTATAATAATGACCCGACTCAGATAATGCGCAAAACAATATTTGACAAATACAATATTCATTTTAGTGTTGGGATGACCCCACGCCCAAAGTTACGTTCACTTAAAGATGAATTTAGGGAGACTAGAATATGAATAATATTACTCTTAACAACGGAAAAATAGCTAAGATATATCATACAACAGGAGTTAGGGAATGCCCTGCAGTTCCACTTATGTTACGGGTATATGCAGATTTAATTGATAGCGGATTTAACCTTAGGAGTTCATTAAGTTTTACTAATTCGTCGTCAATGATTTGGATTGAACACTACGAAAAAGTAATTGGCGGTATATGTTTTGAGACATGGGGTGATAGTAAAACACATTGGATATCATTGAGTTTTACTGATCCAGAATGGCGTGGGCAAGGAGTTAATCGACATTGCCACAATAAGTTAGAAGAGTTAACACGCGATAATGGATTTTTATATATTGCTAGTTTGGTAAACGTAAATAACAAGGCACGAATTGCCACATGCGAAAAATTGGGGCTTGTACCAGAATTTTATAGAATGAGCAAGAGAGTGTTATAACTTCAGATTTACATATGATGTATATCCAGACAGCGTAATATATCGCACAGTGTTATGGATAAATAAATGGTAAGATTAATATAGTCAGACTGCAAACGTAGTTTTATATTTGGTATAAATAAACGAAGAATCGAGTATTTTTCAACTTTTGGATAAATAAAAGTAAGAAGTGCTTGACTTCAAGGATAAATAACTTTATACTAAATACTTACATGAACACTAACTCGTCATCGTCATTGAAACTCTCAACTATTCGCCCTACATGGCGTCTGGCTGGGTCATCTATGACTATGCCTCAGACACCAGTAGTCCATTCCTTTAAGGACATTAAAGGCAATAATACATGTGGCACCGGGTATAGAGCAGAAGAGTTGGGTAGTTTAGCAGGTAGTGGGTTCAGAGAAGGATGGGATGATTAACTAAGTTATCATCCAGAAATTCAAAGAACCCTAGGAACTAAAAGACCTAGGGTTTCGTATTTTAGCAGTAAATAGAAAGATTAAGATGAGTGATAAAGAGCATAAGGAAAAACAGCAACGCGAGTGGTCAGTAAAGTTTACACTGACTGAAGAGAAGAAGCGTGAGTTGTTTGACGGTAAACTAGAAAGAATGAAACTGTATCGTCGTGCCATCCACAGTGTGAAGCACGGCGACAAGAAGATTGGATATTGAGAGATAGAATAGTGTGAAGTATTCCAGGAACGCGGCCTGGGCCCTGCACTTTAAACATGGGGAGAACGAGGGCGGCCTGGAGGATGAGAAGCACCTTGTGTGGTGTGCGAAAAAATCCAGTGTATTACAGTGTTTTACTGCGAGTAACTGAGTAGGGCTACATGAAGGCAAGGCCACGAAAGCAGCAAGAGCACTGTAATACACACATTGGTAACAGTGTGTGAAAAAAGTGTTGACATCAGCCAAGAACTGCTGTATAATACTCACATAAACTAGAAAAACTAGTGTTTTCAACGCAAAAAGCGTAGAAAATAACAGAAAAACTAGTTGACAGGTAGGTTAAAAGGTGTTATAATAAACACATAGCAGGAAATGATAGAGTTACTTGCTTTTAGTTCATTAACAAGTTAGCTAGCATAACGCTTTTGACAGTGTTAAGGAAACGGTGATTAACCGTACCTGAAGCAAGGTTATTAGGATGTTGCTAGTTGACAAAGTTAAAGAAC